TTGCCGGATCGCTTGGCCGCAGCGCCGTGTACTCTTGGGCTTTTGACTCGGTGAGCTTTTTCGCTTCTACCTCATCCAACATAGTCGCGTTGAACAACACACCAGGAATGGAGCGCTCACGTGTAAGTCGGAAATTGCTCCGTGAGCTTGAGTATTCGTCCTGGAGTTTGTAGAGCCTCCACGAAAGACTTTGCGCATGCCTTTGACCATCCACTTCGTAGAAAGCGAAGTAGAAGTACGGAAAAAAGCGGCTCGTTGGGTACGGCGGCGGATAAGGTTCCTTGGCCCATTTTCTTACTCCGTCGATGAGGGTATAGATCTGTTTGTCGCGCCGGTCCCATATCTCCACCACACGCAGGAAAGCCGGCGATTCGGCGTCGCTTGTTTGCGTAGTGAACGCTTGCGCGCTCTCGGCGGTCATCGTGCCCTGCGGCAACACGTTATCAATTTCGCGCGTGGTCAGTTCCTTGGGCGCCCGTTGATGATAGAGCTTCGCTGACTTCACATCTTCAGTTTTCAACCGTTTGAACCGTGCCAGCCCGTCTTCTTTTGTGACGAACAATTCGTTGCCAATCCAATCCGCATCGGTGTAGCTTTCAATCGTTGCAATATCGGTTGAGACTTGAATGTTCTCCGACTCTACATAGTCGATCACAAACATTTTGTTGACCGATAGTTCGAGCTTTTCCTCCAGCGATTCGATCAGCCGTTCTTTCTCTGCTTTTTCAACTTCAAGCGTTTCGGGATCTTGGTTCTGCGGATCTTCCAATAGCTTTTGCTGCGCGATAATACGTGCATGCGTCTCTTGCGCATCGTTAAGGGCTTTCTCAACCTCCGGCGCCGGCTTCTTCTCGGACACCATCGTGCATTTGAACCAGCCTTCGCCATTCGAGAGTACAGAACGCACCCCGCGGCGAGCCGGCTTCTTGAGGTTGCCTTTCTTCCACAGTGAGGAAATTACAATTTCCATCGTGCGTGCGAAAACTTGTATTTGATACGTATTGGAGTCGTCTACTTGGGGCGCCTTCCGAACCGATACATCGGGGTTTCTTGCGTACAGTAGTGCGACCAGAATATCGATGAACGCACCGATAAGATTCGTCGTGACTGCCCAGGAAAGATCCGATGTGCCAGCAGCATAACGCCGGTCGATAGCGATTTGTTTGCGAAAGTTCTCGTCAAATTTGCGCGCACCGTCGTATTCCTTCCACTTTTTGGCGACCTGTAGTTCTTCTGCTTGTTCGTCTTCCTTGGACTGCGGTTCTTCCTGATCGACACCGTCATCCTTTCCTTCGTCCGCCTGGCGCGGATCGGTTTGAATGCCGGCGGTGCCGCCATGGAGGCCGTTCGACGCGCCAGAGTTCGACGTTGCCATATGCTACTTGCCCGGTTCCAAAATCTTTGGCGGCTCGGTCGGGCTAGGGTTCACCAACACTTCAACCGGCGGATGTTCTTTGGCGAGTTTGGCCATGGCCGCCTCTGTGCGTTCATCGAGCTTGTGCTCTCCGACTTCCGCTTCGCGCAGGGTCGTACTTTCTCCTAACGGCTTGCGGTTAATCGCGGGGATCATATCGTCATTGAGCCTGGCGGATACTTGATCCGAATGACGGGGCGCAAAGCCGGGGCGGGAGTGAATCACGTGCTACTCCTAGATGATGGGAAAGAAACCGACTTGGTTCGGCAACACGATCGGCGTTGAATATGCGAAGGTGGTTACTACAACACCGCTTTCAACCAGCGCCGCCGGCCAGATATTGGTCTCAGTCGATAGAATGGTTTTGCCCGCCAGCACTGGCGTTGCGGAACTTGCAACGACAGTCGGCAGGCTTTTAGGGACGCCAGGGGAGGAGCTAACCTGCGTCACACGTTGGGGGCGCCAGGGGAGCTACGGGCCGCTACAACCACGGTTGCGACGGCCGTTGCCCGCGCCTGCGAAGCGGCGGGGTAAGGGAGGCTCGCAACCACCGTCAGATTCCTTGCCGCTTCATTAACGCCTGTCGATTGATGTACTTGTGCCATTAGAAAAACTTCCCTATGAAGGAGAAAAGGCCAATCTTGGCGATGGCGAAGCCGAGGCCGCCGGATACCAACTTGGCATAATGCGCCTGCAAAAAGGCGAACGCGGCGTTCTCAATTTTCTGCAACGTGGTTGGCGCAGCCACCGGTGTAGGGAGTTGAATTGGAGCGCCTGTGGTGATTTCTGCCATTAGAAGTACCTTTTAGTGAAGGGACACGCGAAGGCCGCTGCCGGCGAATAAATTGTAGATGAAAGCAATAGCGACCAACCCCATCAATACGATGATGAGGTTTTTGACCGCCGGAGGTAGCGCCACCGTGGTCAAGTACCAGTAAACCAGCGCGAAGGCCGCGACGATGCACACCAACCAGATAAGCGTACCCATCTAGAAATACCTCACTTTCGGTTTGTCGTTGCGATCGTTATACGTCAACCATGCTTCCGTAAAAGGCACTAGCAGGGGCTTAGTCGTGGCCAATGGTAGTCTAGCATCGTACATCTTGTCCACCATACGGCCTGCTAACCCGCAAACGTCCGCCGCATCGTCATGTTTTCCGCCGGGAAACTTGCACAATTGGTCGATCACATGATCGGTCCAAGTACGCCGCAAAGGGAAATGAACCGTCCTAGCGGTTGCTCGCGCATGAAACGCCTGGAGCTTGATTGATTTGTCGTCCAAAGAGGGCAGCATTTCAATTGCGGTGAACTTCTGACTGTGCTGCATGGCGGAGCGAATCGAAGGGCCGATCGCCTTATCAATCAAGCCGCCTTCATTCCCCCATCGTACCGGTTTGTATAATCCGACGAGTCGAATGAATTGGTTGATACCGACATCAGTTTCGCATTGCTTATACCACCAATCGGTAAACCAGATATCGCCAATCCGATCAACCCCCCACACTCCATGTTCGGTAAAGTCTGGCTCCTTCTTGCCTTGCTGTATTTCCATTGTTGCGTAGTCGCTCGCCCCGTACATCCTCAGCGAAAGCGGCAGCGCCTTATCTTCGTATGCCAGTAGGTATGCGTAGCTCATGCTATGGCGTGCATCGATAGCAGTTGCAATCAAATTTAATAGTCAGACCTTGGACGGTCAGCGTTGTAGTATTGGAACATTTCGCGATTAAAATGTATGCCGCCGTAAGGGGCGGGGCGTTGCTGAAAGAGCGCAGCCCACGTTCGCGCAGCTCGCGGATTATCACGCCAGGTAGACCAATGCTCCCGCGGCCAGAACTCTGGCCACAAAAATTCTCCTGGCTTTCGTCCCAATACATCATCTTCGCGCTCCGCTTCTGCCGGGATACAAAACACATCCCAATTCTGTCCATCGCGACAGTGTATCAACCCCGACTCCCCTTCGTAATTCTCCGGCAAGATCAACCCTACCAGGTCTTCCTCATGCCATCTGGTCATAATCAAAATCACCGACATCCACGGTTTAGCGCGCGTCATCGCGGTATCGATATATTCCGAGTAGATCTTATCGCGTATGGTCGCGCTATCCGCTTGCTCGCGGTTGGCCACAGGATCGTCAAGAATCAAAAGATCGCAGCGGTTGCCGGTGATGCCGGCGAGCATGCCGGCAGCCATCATCGAAGAACCATTCGTGAGGCTCCAGTCATCTATCGCGCGTTGATCCTCCGCCAGAGTCGGCCGCCCTTCCCATATTGCGGACCATCCCGACTGACGTACCACTGAACGAACTTTCCTCGATTGCTTGGCCGCTATCCCGGTGGCGTAGCTGCCGATAATCACTTGGGTGTTTGGCTTCCTGCCCATTGCCCACGAACCCCCAACGACAGGCGCGTATGTGGACTTAGCGCAGCCAGGGGGCCCCAAAATAATTTGCCGGCCGCGCGGCGTCTCGATGCATTTTTGAATCTTCTGCATCATCAAGACGTGGTGAATCGCGAGGCGCGTCTCCACCGGCTCGTACAAAACGGGTTTGTCCTCAAATCGATTAAGGAGTTTGCCGGTCTCTGGATCTTCTTCGTCAGGCGCGTCTAAAAGCGGTACGCCCGGAATATCGATCGCCTGACTATACTCCAAGAGAGAGGCGCGGGCGCGTTTGCGTCGTAGGTATTCTTGAGCCGCCCATTCTGGGCTGACGGCTTGGCTCACGCGAGAAGGGGATCTAAGTCGGTAGCGTACGCTTCTGCCGCTGGGCCGTGCGAGGAGGCGCGTGAAGCGCTTGCTATTGTAACCATTGGCTGCGCCGGAGACAAGCGCGGTAACTGTTTTTGCTCAATGACTGCGACTAGCTGTTCATCCGACATGCCGGCCAAGAGCGCGGCCTGCCGGCGGTTTGCAGGAATCGCGATGATCGCCTGAGAAGGCTTCCCATATCCCCGATCCAAAATAGCCTCCGCCGCGCGGATGCGATCGCGATCCTCCACGGCGGTCTCCATGACGTCTGCCAGCAACTCTACCGCCCGCGGCCCATGGTCTCTCGCCAGTTCATCTACGCCTTTGCTCATACCGGCAGGGTACCCGCCCGCATGGGGGTTCGCAAGGTACCGGAAAAGAGCGGTACGCCGGGCGCTCTAGTTCTGAGACAAATAGATACAAACTGCCGGGTTCATTCTCCTAGCTGTTGAACCTAAGCGCCCGCTCGCCGCCAGAAGCCTACCTCCTGCAAAAGGGCCCCTCACCCCCTCTCTAGGATTTACCATATATCAGCCGGCACCTATAATCGCACTGCAACAATTCTACCTTGCGCTGCACCATCGAGACAATGTGAGACAGCAGCTGCGGCTACCAGCACCCATGCCGCCTGACGGCGTTGTTCCTATTAGTCCTAGCCGCATATTTTGAGACGGTTTAAATAGGAACATGACTGTTTACCGAGGAAAAGCGATCACTATTCCTATTGTTCCTATTGTTCCTATTAAAAATAGTAAAAATACAGCGGATATAAATGCTGGCAACGGCGAGGAGGTGTAGTTAGTCGGTCCTAGGGGGTCAAGGGGGTCCGCTCAAATAGTCTTGACTTTTCTCTGTAAGTATGTATGCTAGGGTTTTCAATTACTTGGAGCAAACTATGCACTTAAAATGTCACCGTCGCACAGCGCAACGCGCCAAATTGCATCAAGACGGCCGCAAAGCGATTGCGATGATCGATAGCGGCCTAAAGCCATCCGATGCGTTGATGATCGTCGGTGGCAGCCGTGCGCGCCTCTACCGGGCAATGGCTTTGATTGACGAAGACTATGTAGCTCCGCCTGATCCGCTATTAACGTGACGAGTGTCTCAGTTTGTATCAAATAATAGTTGACACCATTCAGACCTATGCTAACCTGCCGTTGTCTTGAATTGTCTCAAACACTAATTGGAGTAAATCGAATGCGCCTCACCGATAGCCAACAGTCTTTCATCTGCAACGCCTTACGCATCGCGGCCGTCCAATACATGACAGATGCGCACACCAATATCGCCATGCCGCGATTATTCGAAGCGTTCAAAACTCAAAGCGATCAAGCAAATGCGCTGGCATTCCTAATCGAGGAAAGCGAAGAGGTAACGACATGAGCCGCATGGTTGGCCAATTGAACGCTCAGCCGATGCGCATCGTTGACCACGCGCGCGTTGAAGATTCGGACGAACACACTGTATGGAGGATGGAGTTATGATGCCCGCTATCGCCAAGCAGGAGCCCCGCAGCAAGCGTGGTGCGAACCGCCAATACTCCGCAATCTTGCGTGCTTACAAAACCGTCTACGCTGGTGGGGGCGCCTTTGGCTGGGATTGGCCGACGCTGCGTTGCAACTGGCCTGAGGGATACGCCAAGCTTCAAGCGTTGAAAGCCGTTTATTACGGGCTGCCGTCATGAGCCGTCGCTATCGCTTATCCGCTGATCGGCCGGAGCCGCTGTTCGCATCGCTCACCCTCTGGGAGCGGCTTCTGTTGGGCACAGCCGCCGCCTGGGTAACCTTCGGCACTCCTTATCTACTTTGGTCGTTGTGGGTTATCTCATGAGCGCCTTGCTCCTTTGTTTCATCATGCAGCTGCCGGCGGCCGATGGCCTCCTCACTGAAGCAGTCACCATGTCCGTATCAGACGAAATTTGGGAAACTTTAGGATAAGCTTGCACTGGCCGATTTTAGCCTGTAGCATCCTCTAACCCTAGCGGATGCTATGGGGTGCAATCAGCACCAAAGTTTGCCAGCACTGAGCCTGGCGCATTGTTGATAATCGGAGAATTTCATGGAACTCATGCAAGCCAATCGCCAATGGTCCTCAC